CGGGGGGCCTCTGACCTGGGCGTAGTGTACAGTACTGGATTCTTCCAGTTTTAAGTGGCTACCTAGTGCCACGCTGTGCATTACGACTTACGGTCGGATCTTCAGATGCGAAAATTGCTGATTCTAGTCAGTGATCGTAGCTACCGGGAATCCGGTGCTCACCAAACTCTTAGGTACGGAGTACCTATGCTCAAGCAGACTGACCGCTCATTTCCTTCCGGCTATAGAACTCGGACGATCGATGCATTTGGCGTGACAACGTACGGTCAAGATGACCGGGTTTATCGCTATCCTGCAACTCGAACGACTGAGAACTCCGTCGGTTGGCGTCAGCGGATCAAACAGGGCTTGAACGCCACGGGGTACCTTAACGGTACAGACGTGGTTGTGGAGAAAAGTCCCGCAAGCAGTACCAAGGTGACGAAAGTCGCGTTTGGTAGCGGGTCGATTCGACAAGAGTTTGACGGTGATCCTCTCTGGTTAGACCCTTATTACCCAGGAGCAGTCTCGACACCACATGTTGTGAGCGCAGAAGCTGCAGCACTAAGCGAGTTCGTGTCCCGTATCCGCAGCGCACAGACCAAGGTTCAATCCTTGGTCGTCGCTGGGGAGATGGGTAAGACTTGCATAGGACTTGCCAACGCAGGGAGACAACTACAGACCGGTATGTTTTCGTACATCTGGGACAGCTATCGCAAATTAAAGCGAGAGCCCCCCGCGACACTACGGAAGCACTGGATAAGTATAGTCTCTGATCTATGGTTGACATACGTTTATGGAATCAAACCGACATTGCAAGACATCAATGGTTTTGCCTCTGCCGGTGCGTCCATGGGCGCTGCCCAGAACCCTCGGATTTTCGTCCAGGGGAAGGGTAAGTCAGCTACTTTCACCTCCGCCGCAACGCACAGCCTAGCCCTTAACGGGGTTACTGTGCTAGCGACGTCAAGGCGCCAAGCATTTGCGGACTGCAGATACTTTGGCATGGTGAGAGCGACGATACCAAACACGACCAACCAGGCCCAAAGCCTGTATGGTTATGACTGGAGCAATGTGGTCCCCTCCATTTGGGAGATCATACCTTACAGTTTCGTCGCGGATTATTTCTCTAATATACAGGAGATATTGTCGGCCTGGTCTTTATGCCAGGCGACCGTTGGTTGGGTAAGTCGAACTACGCGCTATGGAGGTAGACACTTCGTGACGGATAGTCACGATGTCACGCTCAAAGCGTTAAACGACTTCTCAAGCTACAGCCCATTTGAACTACACGTGAGTACTACAAACGTGGACCGACGAGCGTTAGACAGCGTCCCCGTGCCTAGCCTGCAGTTTTCACTGCCAGGACCGAAGCAATGGGTCAACCTGTTTGCACTCGCCGCAACCCACGATAAAGCACTCAACCAGCTAAACGAGTTTCGCTAGAAGGGAACTCAACCACCTCATCACGTAAGGGTTTATCCTTTTATGACTTGGAATCCAACATCGCCTGTAGTAGGCGCCACAGGGTTTACTTTCACTTCGCCGACGTACACCCTGACGTCGGCACAGGCTGCAAATGCGCAGGGTCGGAAGTTCATCGTTAGCAATCTGGGCGGTACCCAAACGGGTGTCCGCGCTCATGCGGCGAATGATCCTTTCGAGACTACGTGTTTCGTGCCTGCGAACTACCGATCACTTGTCTTAGGACCGGACGGGTCCATCAAGTCGGTTCCGTTCAATCGTTACCAGTGGCAGTTCCGTAAGGGTCTGCTTGTGGTAGCGAATCAGCCTCCCCTGCCCGCAAACGCGCGCCTCTATGTCGACCTTCCGGCCGGCAGTGAGAGTGCGGATGCACCGAACATCAACGCACTTCTGTGCATGATGGCTGGTGCTATCGCGGATCAGGCCAATGAGATGGCCGACACGCTGCGCACCCAGACGGCGTAACAACCGTGCAAGTGCGTAACAAACGTCAACTCATCGGAGTTGGTGTAATAACGTTCCTTATTCTACTTATGAGAGGTTTAGGTTATGATATCAGCTTCCCGGAGACTGTCAACTCGCAAGTTCTTGACGAACTGCCAGATTGAACTAACCCGCGCTTTGATTCGAGCCCTAATTGAAGAAGGTGAGTGGTCGTCGGCTCTTGATGACGGAGATGTCCGTCTAGCCGACAAGATCACTGTTAACACCTACTTCTACAATGGGTTTGAAAGGATAAGCGATGTTAGCCTGATTCTCACTAACCTGCAAGACTCGACGAAGAAGAAATTCTACGCGGAGATGCAGGATGGTGAAGTCGTGGCGTGCATCGTGAAACCACAAGCGTGAAGGTAGGAGAACTGTATGTCTTTTGACGCAGACGCTCTTTACGAAGCCCTCATTAGGGACATCGGCGATGGGCCGAAAGAACTTCAGCCCATGTCGTCCAGGATAGAGAACGCAAAGGCACTCATGAGGAAGAACTTCCTCCGTAAGGAGGAGTGTTCCGATCCTCGTGCTGAGAATGCGGCTCTACTGAAATTTCTCGAAGCCAATTGGCGCTGCGAGAACTGGACGCTGCAACTGGAATCTGAGAGAGACCAACTGCTCTATGGTTACTTGGTAACCGAGGTCAGGCGTTTCTTAACCTCAAAATTTGAGGAACGCTGGTTAATCGAAGATTATGCCGAGATCGAGGAAGGGGCCCGTCAGGGCCCTGGAGTCGCGCTCGGAGCTAAGGGAAAAGACTTCTATACGAAGATGTTTTCCTCACCTCTTGCATGCACATCCCCTGCGATATACGACCACTACTTACGTTTCACCCGACGGACAACATGGCTTGGCGCTGAGATCAGGCGTCGCCATGAATACGGAAGGTGCGAGCTAGTGGAGGGCAATAAACTTTCGTTCGTGCCAAAGTATAGGGACATTGCGCGAGTCATATGTTCCGAGCCATCGCTGAATATGTTCTATCAGCTTGGTATCGGTCACGTTTTGACTTGTCGGTTGAAAGCGAGGTTTGGAATAGACCTTGCCGTACAGCCGTTCAAGAATCGCGCACTCGCTAGGATCGGCTCTAGCACAGACAAGTGGTTTACCATCGACTTGGAAGCAGCTTCTGACAGCATCTCTCTTGAGATGTGTCGAGCTGTTCTCCCTTCGTGGTTCTTTAACCTACTGTGCGAGTTCCGGTCTCCCTTTTGCAATACGCCAATTGGGAAACGAGGGCTAGAGATGATGTCGTCAATGGGGAATGGTTTTACGTTCCCACTGCAGACGATGCTCTTTAGTTGTGTCGTAGCCGCAGCCGCAAAGGTCGCCGAGGTAAAACTCGACGATCCGAACGGTGACAGCATAGGAAACTGGGGAGTCTTCGGTGACGATATTATCGCACCGAGTCAGCTCTACGATGACGTAAAGCGTCTCCTGAGCATCTTGGGTTTCTCTGTCAATGTGGCGAAGTCCTTCGCTGAAGGACCCTTCCGCGAATCCTGTGGGTACGATGCCTTCAAAGGGCAGAATATCCGGTCCGTGTACCTGAAGAGGTGCAAGACCAAGCAGGAGCGTTATGCCATCATAAACCGACTCAACATGTGGTCAGCGACCACAGGTATAGCGATACCGGAGACCATAGCAATGCTCGTTAAGAGTGTGCCGTGGAATCCTGTCCCTCGCTATGAGGACGAGTCCGCCGGAATACAGATACCGTTTAGCCTCCTTGTAAGGAGGCCTCGGTTCTGCTCCGACACTGGAAGTATTCTCTACTTTCCATATGTCGCTACTAATCGCAAGATTAGTATAGGTGAACGAGTCCTTAGAGTACCTAGAGGTGAGAAACCCCGGATCTACAATGGTCCGGGACTGTTGATCTCCTTTATTGGTGGTATGGTTAACGGTACTGTCAGTCGTAAAGGCGGTGACAACACTGCTGGCACGATTACCGTTCCTCAGAAGGAGGACGGTACGCAGTATCGACGAGCTAGGAGGGTTGCCCCATTCTGGGACTTCTCTCCGACCCGGCAGTGGTTACAGCCGGGAAAGCCGTGGTCTCGGTGGGAAACCACCGTGCACGAAAACATGC